TCGTACCTTTTTACTACCAGTGCGCCCAGTTTTTGTACTTCCTGTACTGCGGGATACTCCGGCTACGTTTTGAGCGGGACGTTTAGCGCCGGAACCGTTATCAAATTTATTTGGAAACTCTTTTTGAAGAGTTCTATCAAGCTCATCATAATACTCATCGCTCTGCGGGTCAAACCCTTCTGATTCGACAAGTCGCTTATGTATACCAAAAGCCGCAAAAGTCATCGCCTCATCTTGACCAAACCATTGATTTTTAGACGCCCAATCTTGGGCTTTTGGATCAGGTTCGGGAGGAGGGGGTTCGGGTTGCGCCGCCATTTGTGCTTGTTGTGCCGCTTGGGGGTTGGCTGCATAATACTCCCTTGCCGCCTGTTCCTGTTGCACCCGTTGGTCTTGTTGCTTTTTAGCCGTCTGGTATTGATTGTTAGCTATACCAATCTCGGTTAATTTTTGCTGTGCTTCAACGGTCGCTGCCGTATCCCCTAGCTCAAGTGCCCTGTTTAACTGGGCTTTAACTTGCTCTTCCTGCATTTCTAACCGATTACCGTATTCCTGCATAAAGCCTTGATCCAGACTTTTCATCCGGGTCTTCAAGCCTTCTGATTCGGTTTGAACATTTTTAGCATAACCAATAGCTTCATCGCGCTGCCTTTCCGCCTCACGCATTTTCTTGGTCAGCTTATCGATACGTTTCTTAACCGAAGCACTGTAATCTTCGTGTTGCTCACTTTCCGCTTCTGCAACTACTTCAACTTCAGGGGCCTCCGAAGCTTTAACTTCTTCCACAGAACTTTCTGGAATTTCAACCTCGGTGTCCTGTTCATCCCCGACATCTAGCTCTATCTGTTTTTCTGCTTCTGCCATGATTTATCTCCTAAAGACTAAGAATATCGTCTGGGTTATCAATAGTCGCAAGAATTTCGTCATCATTTAAAATGCGAACCTCACCACCTTCGATACGAAACCGTGATCCGGCATAACGGGCAAAAATCACCCATTGTTTTTCCTCACACCACGGTCCTTCTGGAAACTTTTCTTTGTCTTTGTAACAGAGGGAACCTTGTTTAACGACATAACCAACTACTGTCTGTATTTGATCGTCATCCAAAAGTTTATTCGGAAGCACAATACCGCCTTCCGTCATTTCTTTTCCTCTGTATGGGAGAATTAACATTCGCCATCCCGTAGGATTTGGCATTCGCTCAAGAAGAGAACCTTCCATCGCTTCTGGGTCAAGTACCCTTTGTTCCGGCGCTTTATACAACTCTTTAACGCCCTGTTCTGCCGCTTCTAAATCCAGCGACTCTGCTGCTTCAGTCATCGATTTGCTCCTGTTGTTCTAGCAGGCCCGAGAGTTCCTGTGCTATGTGGTTTAAAGCATCTAGGTTGCCCATAAGCTCCCTATAATGCTCCATGCTTTTTACACTACCGTGTTCTAATAAATCTAAAACCTGTCCTCGTCTGTCTTTAATACTCCTTTGTACAAACTGAACAATCTGTAAAGCGTCCAAAGTTATCCTTAAAGGTATCTGAGAAATTCGTATCTATATATACCACATCTTATATCAGTACGTCCACATTACGGGGTCAGTTTCTCTAATATCTACATGAACAAACGATTTTGCGACGCCAATACCATAAAATTTCTGCTCCAAGGCATTTTCAACAATAATTCTGCGTTGATGTCCATTAGCTACGGCTATGTCAGCAGCAATGCCCCTTGTGTGGGTTCCCGGCACTTGTTTTTTAGCTTCTATAGAATGCTTTACGGAACGATATCCCGACGTAATGGTAAAAGGAAACCCGCAAGCTTCCCGCAAAACGTCTAATCGTTGAACAAATACGTCCCAAATTTCATTTTCACCGGTTTCAGAACATGCAAATTCTTCTCTGGTAAAGTATTGAAACTTCATTCTTTTTTACCTTGACCTAAAAACAACCCAAAAACAGCCGTCATAGCCCCCGTACACACTGAAACCAAACCCGCTTGTTCAAATGTAGGGTCCTCCAAAGTCGTAAACCAATGAATAACGTCCCATGTGGCTATAGCAATCAATATAACTAAGCCTCTTGGAACTATGCGCCATTTGTCAAACTCTTCCGGTGTCATCTTCTAGGTCCCTTTCTAAAGCTTTCTTGACTACTGCGGGTTGTCGGGCATACCATTCTTTATGCCTTTCGCGCCACTCTTGGTTTTCTTTATCCGTACAATGCTTTAATTCTTCAAGTTCTTCTTGTGTCACCATGCTCATCCTTTTCTCCCCACCACACGACAACAAAGGCGCTGCACTTCGGACAAGATAAATTCGTTTCAATTAAATGCTCATCATCACGCTCATTGTCGTGATCACCACCCCAAATTAGTTCTGTTTTACAGTTATAACAATTCATTTGCGTAACTTCATTAATTTGTCCGCGCCCCTTATCCCAAATGACGCGCTAACGGCGATGAAGAGTAGATATTGATACCAATCAGGAAGGTTAGATAGAGCGTCAAAACCAGCATGAACCCTATCCATGACAGCAATATCATCAAAAGCCACAGCGTACCCCACCATAAAGATAGGGACAGCGAGTACAATTGTCCAAAACTCGTCTTTCCAACTTGTGCCAGACGCCGAAGCCATTTTGTCTTCCCAGTTCGCATCATTTTGAATTACCTGCATTTTGGCCTGATGTTTAGCTTGCCCCTGCTCATGCTTGTTTTTCATCCACGTCCCGGCAAGGTTTGTTACAGGACCCAGCACCGCACTTAATATATTCATATTTTAATCCCGAAAAGTTGTGTTAGGTGAAACCATCTTAGGTATGCAATAAGCTGTAATTTTTGTTTGCGCCCTTACATAGGAAAACCTATATGATGTTTCTCCTGTTTCCAAAGCTCTAGCAAACTGATTACAACGGTAAACACTTTTAAAAACAAACTGATTGCNTTCAAGNACTTCGCCATCGACAATCATAATTAAAAGAAAAGCCATTACCATAACGGAACACTACCCAATAACGTTANTATAATAGCTATTTCATCCGTAATCTCAACCGTGTCAGCATAGCTCATAATGGCGTGCATCATCAACATAAACACCCCTATGGACACTACTAAAATAAAGCCTGCCCAAATTGTAATGCGTATTGCTTTTTTTCTGGCGGCTTCTTTTGCCCTCATGTCAGCAATACGTCTTTTCCGCGCATTTGCCATTTCCATCTGAATCTCATCCCAAAGATGCGCGTTTCCCGAATAAATAAATAATTCACGAATCTCATTCATTCTGTCCTGATATTGCTTTTTCGCCAGCGTTATCTGGATTAGTTCTTCTTCAGAAAGGTTATTACGGTTTTTATTTTGATAGGCTTGCAAATCAACCTGTGCTTGGCCGAGTTTTCCTACAAAAGAGCCAATAGTATTAAGGTCGTTGCACGTCCCCGCGACCTTGTTTATTGCTCCTGCGGCGGCGTTTATCGTGCTGACAATCGCCATTATCTCTGCTACGGCCACCTTTTACACCTTTTCGACGTAGTTTTGGGTAACCGATACTGACAAAATAAGAATTAATGTCACGCCCCGTTAATTATTTACGCGGTACGACGTGACTTCCTCTTTTTACCGCGCTTTTTTTGACTGAGTGCTATCGCTACCGATTGTTTTTGGGAATAGCCTTCTTTCACCAATTTCTTGATGTTAGAGCTAACTGTTTTTTTGCTTTTCCCTTTCTTTAAGGGCACCCTAACAACTTATGTACCGTGAGCCACGCAACGCGGCACCCATGCCACGCTTCTTGCCACGGAATATCTTACCTTCTTCAGTGTTAGGTGTTTTCTCAGGAATTAATTTAGCAAACGGTACGCTTCCCTGACCTTTAATAACTTCTTTATTTACAGGCTTGGGTGGCGAAGATGCCGGACCACTAATAATATGTACTTTACTCATCTTAAAATCCTCGATTGGTTATATCCTGCTGACGCAATCTTTCACGTTCCATAGCAGAATCAATTCTTGCCGCCGTCTGTTTTTCCTGACTAGCTAACCGTTGTTGAAATTCCTGTGCTGCTTTTTGTGTATCAAGCTGCAACTCTGCTTGTTCCTGCGCAATATCCGCTTGAACCTGTTGTTGCTTCAAGGCAAGTTCCTGTTGCTTCAACTGCACCAACGGATCTGGACCTTGTTGGCCGCCACCCGCTATCTGTTCGCTGAGTTGTTTTAAATTCTGCATTTCCTGCGCAATCATCTGCGCGGTCACCGATTGTAACTCTATCACTTGTTCGTCCGTTAGTTCTTGTCCCTGCGTCTGTTGCATAAACTGCACAACGGCCATTTCATTCGCTTTTATCTGCACATGTTCTAATACGTGCTTTTGTAACGCTCCGGCCACTCCCGGCGACTGCATTACCATGCCCGAAGAACCAAACGTCAAATGCGCCATAATATGCGCGTCGTGGTTTTGACCTTCAAACGCTTTTAACTGCGTACCTTCCAACGCATCTATGTTTTCCTGCGCGGGATCTTTAGGAACAGGCTCTTCAGTAGATTGGGGACGTAATAGCTTATCAACATCCCTGACCCCAAGCGCATCATACATCCTGCGATATGCCTCGTAAACATCATGTATTTCGGGAGCTTGCATTGCCAGTTGCATCTGCGTCTGGGCCAGAGAAATCCGTTGTGCCTGTGAAAATATGTTCGGGTTGGAAACGGGAACCACATCTACGCGATCATCAAAATCCTGCTGCATGACTGCCTGATCGCCACCCTCTACAGAATAAGGGTATATAGGTGGTAACGACTCGGACATAACACGCGCTAACAACTTGAATTCCAGCTTCATGGCGTAATGCAGGCGTTTATGTACCGCACTCATTACCCGTGAGCCTTGCTCCAACATAGCAACCGTAGTACCTACCGCCGCTTGCTGATTACCATCACCTACCTTTAAATCCGTAATAGTGGCAAACCGTTGGCCTGCTTCTACCACAAAACCCAATAACTGAAATAAAGTAGAATCAGGGCCTTTAAAAGGCAAAGGCATCAGACTGTCTCGTATGGCACCACCGGGAGCGTCTATATCCCGAAATTCTCCGGGCTGGATTGGCTCNGNATCGTCCCTAATCCGTAGGCCACGGGCCTTGAATCCGGCGGGGAGGTTACTGAGAGTGCCAGCATCTATAAGCTGGCGAAGGGCCGCTGTAGCGGTACGCGAAAGGCCCCCAATGGTGTGAATTAGCCCGAGTCCGTAAAAACCAAAACCGGGCAAAAACTTATAATGAACAAAATATTGAATCTTGCGTTGTAGTTCGTCGTCTTCGTTGTAATTCCGTCGAATAGCTAATACTTGACCATTATCCTCGGATATTGTTACAACATAAGGAACCTTAATACCTGTTGGCTCACCTTCTTCGTCAACTTCTTCAAAACCCGCTAAATCAAGGTCTACATGACATTCCAGTAGGGTACAATCATAATCGATGTTAGACGCCTGCACGCCTTCAATACGGTTAATTTCACTGCCTATTGCCGTGTGGTCCTCGGCTTGGGAGGGCAATACATCTACATCAAGATAAAAGCCCGATAATTGCTTTTTACGCAACTCATTCAAAGGCATTTTTAATACTTGGGTGACATTAGGACAACTTTCAATGTCGTTAGCTTCATACGGCACAATCAATTGTTCTGCCGGTACAAACTTACTAACCGCCCTGTCTAAGGTTTCGTCATAATAAATCTTTTTAAAGGTGGAACCCGCCAAGGGCAGATAAAACAACATCTGATCAAATTCCGGCGTGTATTCTTCCATCACATTCGT